CGGCGGGCTTTTATGTCTACTTTGCCCTGTGCCAAAAAGCCTACGCCACCGATGGTTATTTCTACCGCTGGGGATATACTCGTCCGCATCAGACAGAGGGCCAGTGTCAGGCACAGAGAAATGCAGCAGACTTCTGACCTTACTTGCCACATTCTCTGCAGCCCGGACGACCGAGCCAGCCGCCGCACGAACACCGGCCGCCATCTGGGAGCAGATGTCACTGCCCCAGCTGTATGCCGAAGAAGCAATGGAGCTGAGAGAGTTAAAGCTGCTCTTGATGCCGGACACACCGGAAGAAACCGTGGAGCGCAGGTTCGACATTGCGCCGGACACCGCCGACTGCACACTGGAGAAAGTAGAGCTGGTCGTGGACTTGACTCCGTTCCAGCCCGTGGATACCGTGGACTTCACTGCGTTCACAGCCGAAGATGCCGTGCTGCGGATGGTGTTCCAGCTGGAACTGAGTACCGACTGGATGCTCGACCAACTGCTGCTGGTCAGGCTGCTGAGGTTGTTCCACCCCGCCGTGACGGAACTCTTGACCGCATTGACTGAGCTGGTGGTTGCACTCTTGATGCTGTTCCAGCTCGTATTCAGCACGGTCTGGATGGAATTCCAACTGGACGTTGTCAAACTGCGCAGATTCGTCCACCCGGTCGTGACGGAAGTTTTCACTGCGTTGACCGAGGCTGTCGTTGCGCTCTTGATGCTGTTCCAGCTTGTGTTCAGTGCCGTCTGGATGGAACTCCAACTGGATGTTGTCAACGTGCGCAGGTTAGTCCAGCCATTGGTGACAACCGTTTTGACTGCACTGACCGCAGTTGTGCTGGCGGATTTGATAGAATTCCAGCTTGCCGTCAGGCTCGACTGGATGCCGGACCAGCTGGATATTGTAAGGGTGTGGAGCTGTGTCCAGCCATTGGTGACTGCGGTCTTTACGTTGTTCAGGCCGGAAGTCACAGAAGTCGTGATGCCGCTCCATGCTGCCGTGAGGTTGGTCTTGACCGCATTCCATGCCGTAGTGGTGTCCGATGCAATACCGGACCATGCCGCCGACATGGATGCTTTGATGCTGTCGATCTGGCTCGTCACAGACTGTGCCATGCCGGTGCAGGCAGTTGATACGGAATCAGACACACCCGACCATGCGGTCTGGGCTTCTGCCTCCACACCAGACCATGCGTTAGAGGTATCCGTTTTCATCTGGGTGGTAGAATCACTGGACGATGCAGCCGCAAGGATATCCGCAAAGTGACCGGAATCCACAGCCGACAAACCAAAGGCAGTCAGCGCATCCGTGACGATATCCGAGGTAGTCGCCAAGTCTTCACCGGATGCCGCGGCAAGGTTCATGATGCCCTCGATGCCGTCCAACATATCCCCGGTCTTCCAGCCGGCCATCGCCATATACTCCATAGCGGAGGCAGCTTCGGAGGCGGAAAACTTGGTCTTGGCACCCATCTCGCGGGCCTTTTCACGCAGGGCATCGAAGTCAGAGCCGGTCGCACCGGAAATGGCGGCGACCCTGCTCATTTCCTGATCAAAGTCTGCCGCTGTTTTGACAGCCGCTGTACCTAAGCCCGTAACGGCTGCCGTGACAGGTAAGAACTTTTTGCCCACACCCTCGACCTGAGAGCCGACCGTCTGGAGCTTTTCCCCCACCGCATCGATCTTGGCAAGGGTCGTATTGGTTACCGCCGCCTGTTCCTGCAGGGATTTGAGGTTCTGCTCCGTCTCCACGATCTCACGCTGGAGTGCATCGTACTGGTCCTGTGTGATCTTGCCATCCGCAAGCTGCTGGTTGGCCTGTTCTGCCGCCGTCTTTAAGGTGGTGAGCTTCTCCTTGGTGGCTTCGATGGCTTCCTTCAGCATCTTCTGCTTCTGGGTGACAGCCTCGGTGTTGGAGGGGTCCAGTTTCAGGAGCTTGTTAACATCCTTGAGCCCAGCCTGCGTTGTTTTAATGGACTTGTTAACGCCTTCCAGTGCCTTGGATAATTTTGTAGTATCGCCGCCGATCTCAACGGTAATGCCTGCGATTCTGGATGCCATGCGGATAACCACCTCCTTCGGGGTATAAGTAAAGGCCCATCCGCACAAGGCGAATAGGCCGAGAGAAATATGATACTCGTAGGAAAGTAACTCGTGAGTTACTTCTTATGGGGGCTTAAAAATTTACAATTCTATCGTTGATATGAGCCGGAAAAAGAGCTATACTTAAATTGAGAAATTGTACTCAAAGGAGGTACGCCCTATGAGTGAACATCAAATTGACATTGCGGATATGCAGTGCTGGGTTTTCCGTATGGCTCAAGCCAAGTGGAAAAAGTCTCCCGAAGCCTGCACGAAGATATTTCAGGATAATGATGTGTTTGGATTTATTGCCAGATGCTATGATTTTCTCCATTTGAGCAGCTATGAGTGCGCCTTGGACGATGTCGAGGAAATGCTTAAGAATCGAGGTGTTTCCGTATGCTGACATTAACAAATGGAATGCTCCTCTATCACGGTAGTTTCACACAGGTGTCCGAAATCGATCTTAACAAATGCAAGCAAGGAAAAGATTTCGGACGCGGTTTCTACGTCACAAGCTCCTACAAGCAGGCTCAAGGTTTTGTTCCGCTGTCTGTGAACAAACAAGTCAACGAGGAAAGACTGCCTACTGGCACAACGATTGGTTACATTTCTGTTTTCAAACTTCATATGAATCCTGACATTGCTATTCACTTATTCAACGCTGCGGATAGGAATTGGCTGCATTTTGTGGCTTCAAACCGTAGAAGAACATTGTTCCCGGATGTCCGGGAACGGTATGCCAAGTTTGATATCATCGGTGGGAAAATAGCCGATGATCAAACTGCTCGTACCTTGCAGCTTTACACCACGCGCGCTTATGGCGAGCCAGGCTCCGAAGACGCCGATAGCTTTGCTATCAAAGCACTACTGCCGAATCGTCTGGAAGACCAGTTCTGTTTCTGCAACGAAAAGGCAATCCAATCCCTCGAATTTGTAAGGAGTGATCTCTATGACTTCAAGCACCTATAATATCAGCGATGAACAGCGCGAAACCTGTGCTGTAAACGTCATGCGTGCAATGCTCGAAGATTACTGCACCGAAACAGGTGTTCCCTTCAATCAGGCTTTCTTTGAGTTTTCGAGCTCTCCTGCTTATAAGGAACTGTTCGATTACTCCACTGGTCTTTGGATGGAGGGCCCGGATTATCTCCGCAATGTCTTTGAAGATACTCGCAAGCCCACCGATTCTGCTTCTGCATAGGAGTTCCGCATGACCGAAAGAGAAATTGACATAGCAGATATGCAATGCTGGGTTTTTCGCATAGCACAGACCAGATGGCATATTTCACCTATCGAATGTGCTGAACTATTCAAAAAGTACGATATACTCGGATATATTTCCGAATGTTACGACTTGCTCTGTACATACAGCTATTATCATGTTGTTGATGACGCTGAATTAATTTTGGCCAGTCACAATGTCTTTATAAACGATATCAATTCTCTAAAACAAACTGCGTCTCCCTTTATTTCCGAAGAAGAGTTGTTTCGACGTCTCGGTATCACTGAAGATGACCTTGTTGGTTTTGATGATGTTGAAATCGAATAGGACTGTCTATCACAGTATTTTCCCGCCCAGCATTCGCTGGACGGGATTTTTCTTTATCCTCACAAACTTTCGTGCTTATTTTGCAATCAATATAAGCACGAAAGTTTGGTTAGAACCGGTCAAAGTCAGCCTGCGATGCCAGCTCCTGATACGGATACTCATCGTTCTGCCGCTCTGTGAACATGTCATTGACCAACCCGATGGTCAGCAAGTCGAGGTCGGCTATGCTGATGCCGAGCTGCACACAGCGCAGCATGAAGAGCGGGGTGGTCATTACCCGCTCACTTTTGCGAGGTTTTTTCTTGCCTCTACCTCCGTCTGCACGTTCAGACCCCACAGTTCAATCAACTGAGGCAGAATCTGATAGATGGAGAAGGTGTTGAAGTTCTCCAGCCACTCATCCGGGGTGTCCGGCACCTGATCCGGATGGGCATGCTTCGCCATAATATAGGCAATATTCTCGAACATCTCCAGACTGAACAGGTCAAGGCTGGAGCTCTCCTCGTTGCCGTCATCCACGCTTTTTTCAAGGGATCTCAGATCCTTGTAGATGTCCCGGCCAAACTTAATGCGGTACAAGCGCGGCACGGCTGCGCTGGCTCGGAACTCCACCATCTGACCATCGATCTCGATTTTCTTCGTAACTCTTTAAGGGGTTGCTCTGGGGATTCTTGATGTTACTCATGGGGTGTAACCTCCTTGGATGTATTCGTGAGAGGAAGTCCTCTCATAAAGCGCACGATTTTTTGCCGTTTGGGAGGTACTTTCTTAAAAATACTTTCTGATTTTTTTCAAAGCTCCCTCAAGGCAGTTCCCGACAGAACGGCGAGCAATGCCAAGTTCCTCAGCAATCTCGTACTGGTTCAACCCCTTATAAAAGTAGAGCTGGACGACTTCCTGCTGACGCTCCGTGAGCTTGCTCATGGCGGCATACAGCTTCCGGAGTTCCTCGTCCGCCAGCATCTCAGCGTTTTCTGCCTCCATGAAGTCCACCATAGCGGCATCGCACCAATCTGTGCCATCGCAGGACAGAGCGAACTCCTCGTAGTCACGGCTGATCTTGCTGCGGTTATTCTCCAGTCGGCGTTCGCCCTCCATAACCAGGCGCACAGTCCACTCCGCATCCTCGAACACCTCAGCCGGGACGACCTCATAGGTGCCATCGTTGAAATCATAGCGGTAGTCACCGCAACGGTTCACATCCAGCACGGTGTGTGCATCGTCTGCTTCGTAAACTGCGTAGCCGTTCGTATACGCCGTGATCGTCGCACCGTTCACGGTTGCCCTTGCTGCCACCACCGGATTTGTTTCCATGAGCTGCTTATAGCCGGGAATCTTCTTCTCCAGCACCTTGTCCACGCAGTTCTTCAGCTCACGCAGAGAGATGTGTGCGTTGACTGCCAAGTCCTCGACAGCCTGTGCCACGCTCTCCACTGCCTGCGGTAACGGCTGATGAATCTCCATCACGCCTACGCCGCCATAGATTGCAACTGCACCGTTCATCAGCATGTTAGTCATTTGCTGTGCCAGCGGCTCGATCTTGGTGCGGTTGGTGACCTCATTGGGGCCAAGCTCGGCCATGGCGGACTTGATGGCAGATGCCACCAACTCGTCACCGACCAGATTCTTGGTGTCGGATACATTGGCATACAGCCATGCACTCTTTTCCGGGAGCACCTGATAGGTCACGATTACATCTGCGGCATACACAGGAGTCTTGTCGGAGGCTTCGCCCCAGATCTGTGCCTCGATGTGCTTGTCCTGCTGCTTGTTGGACACGGTATGGATGCTCTGGACAAACGGAATGGTGAAGTTGAGCTTGCCGCTCTGGATGGTGGCCTCCTGAATCTGGCCGAAGCTGGTCTTCACGCCCGTGTAGCCGGTTGGCACGATGGTCACCGACTGGAACAGCAGGAAGGCCACGAAGATGACAGTGAACAGGGAAAATACACGATGCTTTTTCATATTGAAAATCTCCTTATACAATAATGTAGGAAGCAGAGCCGAAGCCCTGCCTCGGTTTATCAGCCCTGAGGATCAGTCTCCTCAGTCACCACACTGGAGGCCTCTGCCTGCGGCTCATAGACCTTCTCGTACCACTTGTTGTAGACATCGTCGCTGGTGTTGGTGCCGGTCTTGGCCTTGACATAACCGTTTGCCAGCGGTGTTGCCTGCAAGGTCAGGGTGTCGGTCTTGACCTCCTTGCTGTCCTCGTTGGTATCACCTTCGATGGACGGACGGCTTGCCACACAGTTGTACATAACGTGGCGGATATGCCGCTGGTCGCCATCGAACTCGAACAGGAACGCGAAATGCTCCAGTTCTGCGTTGGCGTTTTCCGCCAGAACGCCGTTGCCATCCAGTTCCTCGTGCATGATATCCGTGAGGAAGGACTCCGGAATCAGGGCGATTTCCAGATCACCCTCATAGCCGGAGTTGTTATTCACGACATAGTAGGCGATATTGTCCGCATAGAACGGCTCAATATCACCATTGGCATCCAGGGACAGACTGACCGCACCAGGGATGCGTACCGGGGTATCGTAGGTAACGCCGCCGTCCTCGTCAAAGGTTGCCTTGGCGTAATGGCAGTTTTTCAGGCCGTACTTGACCTTGTTGCTTTTCTTACCCATTGCTTTCTCCTCTCGTGAAAAAAGCCCTGCGGCTGACTCAGACGGTCAGCTCATACAGGACTTCATACATCTTTTCCGTCTCGATCCAAGCCTCGCTCTTTTCATAGAAAAGCTCGTGGGCGGTCAGGACTTCTTCGATTGCTGCCTCCGTATCCGGATCTTTGTAATCGGTGTACACCTCAATGTCCAGCCGATTGAAGTGGTGGTACACGATGCCGTCCGCACTAAAATTTGCGGCTTTCGGATACAGAAAACAGATGAATGGCGGATCAGGGCTTTCCCCTTCTGCAAAATGGTCATACGCATAGGGCAGCCCCATTTCTTCCACCATCGCTTTGACTTCTGCGTGGGTCATGGCATCCTCCTATTTCAGTGCTTTCTCGATGAGGCTTTGGAGCAGCTCGACCCCCTCCTGCTCGGCAGGAGCAATGTGCGGTCTTGCCGCCACACGCTCACCGCCGCGATTGGCGTGGCCCTTTTCCAAAAGATGCGTCAGCTGGTATCGGTCTTTGGAATGGACGACCATCTGAAGGCTCTGACTGGATTCCTCCTGCTTGGTCGCCACCCAGCTCGACTTATACCGACCGGTCCGGGATGGCGCGCCGGCCTCGATTTCCTCCTTGACCGTCTTTGCCGATTTCCGAACCGCTCGTTTGACCTCGGAGGATGCCAGCTTCGCATATTCCTGCAAGCCCTCGTTGATGGCTTCTGCCATTCCGTCGATACTCACGGTCTTGCTCATTTCTGCCTCCGTTCCAGCCGACAATGCAGCTTGATGGTCTTTTTACCAAAGTTCATCGGGTCCACGGACGTGATGTCGTAAAGCTCCCCACGGAACAGGACCCGGAAACCGGTGGAGGTCAGCTTATTGACCTCGCTACACCAACGTACTGTGAACACAACGCTTTTCTGTTCGGCCGTGACTTCACCTTCATCCTCCTGCGCCTCAAAGGTCGAAGCGTAGGCGAAGCAGGTGTAATAATCCACCCATGCGTTCCGATGATTTCCGACCTTATCGGTCATGTGCTTACTTTGCTGGATCGTGATCCTCTCGTTCAGCTTATCGATCATCAGAACACCCCCTCCCTCACAGCGAACAGAATAGAACGAAGCGTCAGCATCAACTGCTTATCCTTGGTGTTCCCCATCGCAACGGTACTGGGGTCATGGATCATCAGCATAGCAACCGGGCTCATCTGAACGGTATCTCCGGCCATGGCAACAACGGATGCCGCAGAGGCGGCAATCGCATCGATCTTGACCGTGATGCTGCCCTTGTAGTCCTTGAGCATGGTATAGATCTCGGCAGCAGCAAACACATTGCCGCCCGGACTGTTGATCCAGACGGTCACATCACCCTCACCGGCATTCAGCTCATCCCGGAACATCTGCGGTGTAATTTCATCACCCCAGAAAGATTCCTCGTCGATGGGACCTTCCAGCCGGAGGGTTCTGGTCTCGTCACTGTCCTTGATCCAGTTCCAGAACTTTTTCATCTTGCTCTCCTCTCTTTCTGTCGTTTTGGCGTACTCTCACTCTGCCGGTTTTCGCTGTCAGGGGTTTCTTCCTCCGGCTGTGTCTGCTTGGGCTGATTCTGCTGGGCTGCGGCTGCCTTGTTCTGCTGTGCCAGTCCTGCGTCTTTCAGCTTCACATAGCCACCGTTGAGGTAGTAGTCATCGCCGCCCTGGTCGGCAGGGATGAGGTCCATGTTCTCCAGACGATGGATATCGTTGGGTGACAGAAAACCATTGCTGATGCCGGTGGCATAGCCGTTCATCCGGCTCTGGTAGTCGCCGCGCAGCAGACCGTCCACATTGAACTTCGGAAAGTAGGTATCCTGCTCTTCCTCCAGCAGCAGATCCTTGATGATGCCCTGCTCAATGCGGACGAGCCACGGAGTCAGGGAATGCATCACGAAGTTCAGCGACTGGTATTCGATGTTGGAGAAAGTCGCATGGGACAGATCCGCTACCAGATGCGGAGGCACACGAAAGATGCGGCAGATCTCCGTCACAGAGAACTGCTTGGATTCAAGGAACTGACTGTCTTCCGGTGGCAGCGACACAGGCTTGTAGGTCATGCCCTCTTCGAGAACAGCCACCCGATGCGCATTTGCTGCACCGCCGTATGCCGCCTCCCAGTTATCCCGGACACGGTTCGGGTCTTTCATGACGCCGGGATGTTCGAGGACACCGCTGGGCTGTGCGCCGTACTTGTCCACCGCAATGGAAGTGCCGAGGCTGTTCTTCATCATGGCGATCGGTGAAAAACCGATCAGGCCATTGAAGCCCAACCCCGGCACATGGAATATCTCATCCCGGCGAAAGTAGATATCCTTGTTCTGCTCTCCCGGAACTTCATCCGTATAGGCGTGGTAGATGTAGTACAGCTCGCCGCTTTCATCGCGATCCACTTCGACGTTTTCCGGCAGCAGCGGATACAGACCCAGTACCGTGTTCTTGCCATCCCGGACGATCTGTGCGTAGGCATTGCCCCAGAGGAGCAGATGGGTCATCAGGGTCTCCCAGAACACAAAAGACGTCATTTCCGGGTTAGGCTGTCTGTACAGGATCTTGTACAGCGGATGATCCCTTGCCTTTTCCTTGTTGCCGTTCTCGTCCGTTACCCGATACAGATGCAGCGGCAAGGCAGCAATGGATTCTGCCAGCAGTCGGACACAGGCATACACAGTCGGAATCTGCATGGCGGCCTTTTCATCAACCTGTTCCCCTGCATTGGATCTGCCAAACACAAAGGTCTGCCCGGAATCACGGACATTGTCCGCAACCTTGGGCAGACCTTCTTTCGGTGATGGGGTTTCAGGTTGGGGAGAGTCTCTTGGGTTTTCAAAACCCAGCCATTCCCAGAATGTCATCAGGCGTTATCCCCCTTCTCCAGCTCAGGCAGACCGGCCAGGCTGGTTCCGAGGGAGGCCCCGCCAGCCACGATCGCTGCGCTGCCTACCGCCATCCAGTCCACCGTACCGCTGGGCATCTGGGTCACGACCAGCGCCGCGCCGGTCTGGAACATGGTCTTTGCGGCGCGGATACTTGCTGCGCGCCACCATTCTGCATTCATCAGATACTTCATTGTCTTTTCCTCCACGTTCTGTGTATCAAAAAACGATCATGTCACGCTCATCGTAGATGCTTCCCTGCTGCTGTCCTTCATTTCGGATGCAACGGTCCAGTGCCATGATCGCAGCGACGATACCGTCAATTTTCTCCGGCGACTTTGCCTTGGTAGGCTTGATATTGCCGGCCGGATCGGTGTCCACGACCACATTGCCGGCCATCCATGCCATGATGGGGTTGCCGCCGTGAACGATACGACCTTCCATCAGGAGCTTATAGAACTCCTTGGTGGGCGGACTCATATCCTTAAACCCCTGTCCGAAAGGCACAACGGTAAAGCTCATCCCCTCTAGGTTCTGGGTCATCTGCACCGCTCCCCATCGGTCGAAGGCGATTTCCCTAATGTGGTATGTGTTTCCAAGTTCCTCAATGATCTTCTCTATGAATCCGTAGTGGATGACATTTCCCTCGGTCGCCATCAGATACCCTTGCTGGTACCAGACATCGTATGGCACAGATGCCCTGCGCACCCGCTGCGGAATCGTATCCTCCGGAATCCAGAAGAACGGCAGCATGATGTACTTTTCTTCCGTAGTTCTGGGTGGGAACATCAGCACAAAAGCCGTGATATCTCCGGTGCTGGACAAATCCAGTCCACCGTAACAGTCACGGCCTTTGAGGGCTTCCATATCGATTGGCTCGTTGCCGAGGTCATAGATGTGTTCCGGGATAAATCGGGTCAGCGAGGACACCCACATATTCAGACGAAGCTGCTTGAACACATTCTCCTCTGCGGGATTATCCAGCGCCTCCTGAAACGCATCCCTGACACGCTGGATCTGGATGGTCTGTCCCAGTGAGGGATTGGCTTTGTACCAGTTGGCTTCATCATGCCAGTCATCTTTATCGGTCAATCCATAGACCACCGGATAGAATGTGTGGTCTATCTTGCGACCGGCAAGAATGTCAAGGGCTTTCATGTGCAGCTCATAGCAGATGCTCTCCTTGTCCGTGCCGGCCGTGGTGATCAGGAAGAACAGCGGCTGTTCACGGGCATCACCGGAGCCTTTGGTCAGAACATCGTAGAGTTTGCGGTTGGGCTGGGCATGGACCTCATCCAGAACAAGCCCGGACACGTTCAAGCCATGCTTCGTACCGACTTCCGCCGACAACACCTGATAGAATCCGGCATTGCTGTAGTTCACGATACGCTTAGTTGCCGCCATAATCTTGCAGCGTTTCATGAGAGCCGGGGTCATCTGCACCATCTGGTTGGCAACGTCAAAGACGATGGATGCCTGCTGACGGTCGGCGGCTGCGCCATAGACTTCTGCGGAGGGCTCGTTATCGGCAAACAGCAGATACAGTGCCACCGCAGCAGCCAGCTCGGACTTGCCATTTTTCTTGCCGATCTCGACATACGCCGTGCGGAACTGACGGTTGCCACGCTCGTCCACGATGCCAAACACATCCCGGATGATCTGTTCCTGCCACGGCAATAACCAGAACCGTTTGCCTGCCCACTTGCCTTTGGTGTGACGGAGGTTTTCTATAAAACGCACAGCCCGGTCAGCCTTTTCTGCATCGTAATGGGAGGTCGGCAGCATGAACCGGCTGGACTTGTAGTTCTTGAGCGTCGGGTAATTTTTAGGGCGTGTCTCTGCCATTATCCGTCACCTCCCAGCAGGCTTTCCATCTCATCGGCGGCATTCGCAGGACCGCCGTCCGATGCAATGATCCGGCTTCGGGAAGAAGGTGTCAGACTGAACTGTTCAGCAAATCGGTTCATGATCTTCAGATAGGTCTGGGCAATGGACACCTGCGGCACCTGCTGCCAGTACCCGGACGGTGTCTTAACGATGGAACCGTGCTGGGTGATGAATTCTTCCGCCTCCTTCCATCGTGCGTATGCCTGACAATAGCCGGCGAAGGCAGCCATGTCCACTTCGGTCAGGATGCCGATGGCTTCCATCTGCTTGGCAAGCCGCCGCCACTCCTTTTTCGCTTCCGGCTCCAGCCACTTCGGACACGCCGGTGCCTTCTTTGTAGGCTTCGGTTCGCTGGTATTCAGCGGATGCTTGCCCGGATTGCCTTCAAGTTCCTTCATGGCGGTCGGCTTCGGTTTTCTGCCTCTGGTAGCCATGGGCTTCCCCTCCCTTCCTTAAAAATGGGCATAAGAAAAGCCGGGATGTATTTCTACACCTCGGCTCGGTCGTTATTTTGCTCTTAGATTCGCGCCAGCAGTTCAGACGGCGTAAAGGCCATTACTCGGCTCTGGGTAAAGTCCTTGAGATTTCTTGTAATAATATAGTCGGCATGGACAGATTCAGCGGTCGCGCTCTGAACAGCATCCTCGAAATCCTTCCACTTCATACTCACCGCTCTTTCCAATACAGCAGGGCTGAAATCTGCAAACTCAAAAATAAGGTTCAGCTTGCGGAAAACCTCTTCAATCTGCTCCGGAGTCAGCTGCTTGCGCATGACATACATCATGTTGGCATAGGTCAACGTGGAAATGTACCCTTTTGCCTGTTCAGTTTCGCACAACTTCCAAATCATTGAGGAGTCTTTTACGAATTCCGGTCGGTTCAGCAGCACATCCAGAACGATATTGGTGTCAATCAATAGAACCATATTTCGCCCTCATGCTTTCCGCCTTGGCTTCATCCAAATCATAGTCCTCTTTCAAAATTCCGGTGAGGGAATCCGTCAGGTAGGACACAGCGGCATCCTTCGGAATGAACCGTCCGACTTCTCGGCCATTCTTCGTTACGATGATTTCCTGCCCTGACATCACAAGGCCTAAATATCTTCCGAAATTGTTCTGCATTTCGGTTGCAGTTGCGGTCGCAGTAATCATAGCGGCACCTCCTTTTAGCTAATTTTATTATATGCCGTTTTAGCTATTTTATCAAGTCCTTTGGAATATTTATTTCAAAACACGTCGGATACGAGACACAGCCCCCTGCGGGGCGTGTGTCCTTTGTGCGTTATGCGTTGGGGTTGGCTTCCTTCCAGGCTTCGTACTCGTCGGCAAGCTCGGCTTCCTCGATGACCTGCCAGATGCTGCAAAAGCGGATGCGCTGGTGGGCGATGTCCTCGGCTGTCCAGCTTTCCGGCTTTCGACTCATGTCGTGGTAGGCGTCCATCTCGGCCTTCGTCCGCTGGAAAAGGATGTCCTTGAGCCGTAGGGTTTCGGCGTTGTTCCGCAGGGTGTACCGCTTGTCCTCGGCTGCCTGGCAAAGATTGCCAAGGTCATCACAGTTGATGCTCATGTCCTGCTTGAAGGCAATCTCAATGCCGGTCAGCTCTCGCTCGGTGGCAGCCGCCTGAATGCTGGCAAGGTAGGTTTTGGCTTTCTTCATCATGGTCTGTATCCTCCGTATGCTTTGTTTTCCGTGGGGCTTCTCCCCTTCGGTGTGACTGTATATTACCGTCACTGGGGAAGTATATCAAGCGGCTATGATACACGATCATTCGCCCACAGTCTTGTCGGATATGTGTATATCCTGCGCACGGAAGATCTGCCGCAACGAGCAAAAGCCCCCCGCAGGGAGCCCCCGCCCATATCTCAGTGTGCGTTCCGGATGCACCATTCGATGGCGTGTCCGGCATCCGAGAAGACCTCATCCGAAATCTTCAGCAGTTCCAGTCGGCACTCGATCGATGAAAGCCCTTCCTTGGGGTCCTCAGCGAATCCGTAAACCGCAGCCTCCACGCCGCCCTTCCAGTTCGTTTTGGCAACCAGAACCCGGTCGCCAAACTGCAGGATGCTGTCGTTGCAGGGACTGAGCAGGTCGTAGTAGCTCTCGATGCTGATGCTGTGTTCCGGGAAGTTGTTCAGATGCTTCTTCATGGTGAAATCCTCCGTGTTTTTTCATTCCGTAGGGTCTTCCCCTTTCGGTATGCACATATTACCGTCATGTGGGGAGGATAGCAAGCGGCTATGCTGCACGATCATCCGCCCGGAATACCGGGCAGAATGTACATCACTCTCCGTCCTCGGCATCCTGTTCAATGAATTCCCGGATTACTTCATAAAAGAGCTGGGGGTCGTATTCCAGCGGCTCACGACCTTGGGAAAAATCAATTTCAATCTGGTCCTTGACCATCTCCTTGGCAGCTTCCAGCGTGAAGCCAGCCTTATCCTCGTCATTCATATTGTTGTAGATGTCCACGATAAGGTCCATGACTCTTTCGTCGTTCATACTCATTCCTCCGTTGCCCCACCACCTCGCCACACAGCCCCTGTGTGGGGCTTGTGCGGTTTGGTTGGGGGAGTTTGTTGGCTTGCATCTGCGCCCCCTTTGTGGGGGCTGTGTCGGACTTACTTCTCCGCCTTGCCCAGAAGGTAGGCTTCCTCCATGGCTTTCTGGATGCCCCAGACGGGAACCTCGATGAAATCCTCGCTGTCGCAGCCGCGCGCTTCAAGGTCGCCTCGGTTTTCCACCTCCACCATCAGGCGCTTTGCGATGTCCAGCAGGGCTTTCTGCTGCTTCCTGGTCAGGGTCTGCTTTTTCATGTCTATGTACCTCGCTTTCGTTTTTGTGACTGTATATTACCGTCACGTCCCGCAGATAGCAAGGCCGCAGATTACACGATCATTCACGCCAGGATCGGTGTATATTTGAGAGCCCTAGCACAGGAAAAGGGGCCGCCCTTTCAGGCAAGCCCCCCCCCGCAGTTTTCTGCTCAGTAGTCTTCTTCCTCATCGTAGTCGTCTTCGCAGTCGTCGTAGTCCTCTTCCTCATCGCAGCTGTCGTCCCAGTCTTCCGCCATATCGCGGTAATCCCACATATGCTTGACCACCGGGACATGGAACATCTGGGAGGCTGTGGCGCAATAGAGGTCCTCGCCGTTTTTGAAAGCATCCAGCACCCACTGCTCCCCTGCCTCCCAAGCAAGCACCCGGGCTTCAATAGCGGAGAAGTCCGCCACGATGAACTCGCATCCATCCCTCGGGATGAGCATGGTGCGGATGAGCTGGGAAAGGACATCCGGTGTGTTGCCGTAGATGCTCTCCACCATGTCAAAGCAGCCCATCTTCACGAGTGTTCTTGCCTCATCCAGCGTGGAGATGTGGTTCTGCGGCAGATTCTGCAACTGGATATTCCGACCGGAGTAGCGTCCGGTGCGGCTTGCACCGTAGAACTGGAATAGTCCTCTGGCTCTGCCGTCCGGACAGACACAGCGTTCCGCCGCCTGGTATTTCTTGACGGAGCTTTTTGCCATCTGGAGCCGGAGCTTCAGCATATCCATTGCCTCGGCATCCACGCCGTTCTTGTCCAGCTCGCCGATCATCTCAGTCACATTCTTCTTGCCCAGCGTGTCCATGGAGATGCCACGCTCATCCAGCCAGGTCTTGAGCTGGGACACAGAATTCGGGTTCTCCAGCCCGGTCAGCTCATATGCCTTCGTAGTCATGGCATCCGACAGAAGCAGGTCACAGGTGATAGCCTGCTGGACCAGTTCCGTGTCAATCCTTACGCCACGGTCGTTGATACGCTCATTCACCCGGTAGTGATGCCACTCCCGGGCAGGCATTGGAAAGCGTTTCAGCCGCTTGTAGATATCCACCTCCGTATTAACGTCCTGAATGCAGTAGTACTTGAACTTTGCCCAGTCTTCCGGGAGATGGTGTGGGAGGTTTCTGGTTCTCCCGCCGTTGGACTTGGTCGGCTTGCAGGGTGCGGAGAACAGCTTGATGAGCCGTTTGCCCTCCTCGTCCTTTTGCTGTGTGGTTTTCAAGACTTCACCGACGTCTTTCAGTGCCATGGGCAGGGTCAGCGATGCCGCCATGACCATGGTGCAGATCCAGTTGTCCGGCGACAGGAATGTGCCCGGTTTGAGATACTGGCCGGGATAGTGCTGCTGGAGATAGCGGGAGAAGCTCACACGCTCGAAGGCCGCATTGTGAGCGATCAGGGTCACATTGCTGTCCTTAAAATCGTCTAGAAGCTCTTTCGGGAATGGGTCTCCGGATGCAAGGTCTGCCAGCTTCGTTTCTCCAAACCCCTCGCCTTCATCCGTTGCCCATGCAATGAGCAGGATCTCGAAGCTGGGGTCGGACACATAGCGGTACAGACCGCATTTCTTGATGTCTGCCTCACAGTAGGTTTCAATATCGATCAGTGTTTCTTTCAAAGTTCATCACCTCGATCGGTCATGTAAAAAAGGAGGGAGCCGAAGCCCCCTCCCGGTCCATGTGTACTTAGCGCAGGTAATCCGGCAGTTCCTCACCGGCACCGCCGCCGAGGACTTCTTCGTCATCCTCCAGTGCGCTGAAATCCGCATTTGCGGAGGCACGACCGGACAGGCGGTCACCATCCTTGACGAACTGGATGTTGCACAGACCAGCCGCAACGCCACGATTGCCATTGGCGTTGAAGGCGTAGAAGTTGACGCTGACATTGCAGTAGCAGCCGGAGTAGACCATCATGGGGTCGAGAACAGGCTGCACATGGCGGTCAACCACCTGCGGAGCGTCCTTGCTGGAAGCGTTGAGGAAGAAGCAGCTCGTGTAGTTCTCATCGTCCGGGCGGTCGATGTCGCCGTCACGCAGGGGCATCTTCAGATTGGGAGGCACCTTGCCGCCCCACTTGCGGACCTTACCGTCCTCCTTCGCAGCTTCAATTGCCTTGTGGATCGCCAGCAGGGTTTTCTTGTCCTCCTTGGGGATCAGGCAGGACACGGAGTACTTTGCTTCGCTGCCATTGATGCTCTTGGGCTCAAAGATGGCGGCAAAGGAAATGCGGCACGGGATAACGACCTTGGTCGCATTCATCGTCTTGTTTGCAGTAGCCATAGATTTGTAATCCTCCATTGTGTTTTATTCGAGTGGTGTGAATTCGTCTGCGGCAGTATCGAGGTCAACTGCCGGTCTGGGATCAGAGTCAGGGACAAGTGCCAGCTTGCCAGGCGGCTTTACCACATACTCGCCCAGAACTTTCTGAAATTTCTTCTTACCCATGAGCTTTTCAAACTCGGTCAAGGAGATCATTTCAGTCTTATAGATATCGGTATACCCAGCCTGTGTGGCGGCTCCCGCCACCGCTTTGGGGTCAAGGAACTGCCGCTTGCTGCGACCTTCCACCACCTTGTACCCATCCCAGCAGACACCGTGGTTGATAGCCTCGGAGCTGACATAGGCGAAGATGGCCTCGATCCAGGATTCAATGCGGTTCAGCGTGGGAAGCATCTTCTCGATATCCGTCTTGGACAGAAGTGCCGGGGACTTGAAGGTTGGTGCCGTGGTGTCCGGGTCATAGGCTGCGGTGGCATCCGTTTCTTCCTGTTCATCTGCCAAAACGCCGGAATCCAGATCCAGAAATTCCGTTTTGACCAGTGCCAACGCCTCATCGGCGCAGGCTTTGCAGGAAGTACGGGCACGGCAGAACCGGCACCAGTCACCGGGAACCTGCTCGCCCTTGCCTTCAAATGCAAGTCTGGCTCTGGGGCGGACATAGTTTTCTGCCCAGTCCAGCAGCTCTTCCACACTGCATTCAAAGGTCGAGATGTTTTCCAGCCTAGGCTGGATGATGGTCATGGACACCTTGGTGATGCTATACAGATACCCATAGGCGTGGTAAGCGCCAAGAGCGTAGAGCATCATCTGTGGGTTATGGTCACAGCTGACAAACACGCCTTTTCCGTTTTTATAGTCCATGACATAGAGGTTACCGTCTGCGATGATCACGCAGTCGCCGGTACCAAATCCCTGCGGAACGAGATAGCTGTAGTCCAGCCGTTCCTCCACCATGACCAGCGGATGCGGACAGGTTTCCTTGATGCGCTCGACTGTGGAGATGATGTGCTCCGCATAGATGTCGGTATTGGCATCCATCTCATCGGTGTCGAACTCGGAAGTAGGCCGCCTCACACGCTCATGCAGGTACTTGCGGAGCTTGTACTCGCCCAGCGCGTGGGCGGCTGTCCCCTCCTCGGCGTACACCGAGGATTCATTGGGAAAGTTCTGCTCCAGCCGAGCGGATGGCGTACAGTTGAGCCATCTTTTCGAGCTGGACGCAGAGAGGATCGCGTGTACTTCGGGCATAGGACACCTCCGTTACAGCTGGGAGATGTCTGCGAGAAACGCCTCGTACTTCGCTGCCGGCAGTTCAGAAAGCTGACCTACGCCGTAGGTCTTCAGCAACTGACCGATTTTCTCGTTGTTGCTGCGCTTCTGCTTGATCTTCGCCACGATGACCGATGTGATGTCATCCTTGGAGATGTTCACAGCAGGCTGTTCCGGCTCTGCCTTTTGGCCGGTGTCCACATCAAAGGGCAGGTCATCCGCCGGGTCAACCGGGAAGTCGGACAGTTCCTTTTTCGCCTCCTCAGCAGGGCTTTCCTCTGCCTGAGCTTCTTCGGTCGGCTCCTTGGGCGTCTCCTCCATCGTGGACGGAGTATCCTGTTCCTGTTTGCGGGGACGCTTTACCGGCTTCTTGCGAGGATGCGGCATCTCCTGACCCTTGGGTGCTGTGTCCACAGGCGGGAGCTTTGCAGGAGGAATCAGCTTATCCTCCTCGGTGACATCATCCGCAGTGAACTCCAGGAGTTCGATCTGCTCTGCCATGCCCTCGCACATCTGGGTCAGGCCCCGGAACACCTCCGTCAGACCATCCACGATCTTCTTGGGGCCAGTCAGCATCTCACTCATCCTCGTCCACCTCATCGTCCTCGCCGTAGACGGAATCCAGATACTCAGTCTGAGCATCCAGAACCATCATGATAGACTGCTTGCACAGGCCGGTCTTGGCCGCGATAGTATCGATCATAGCCTCGATGTCGATATCAGGCTCCTCGTCCTGATCCTCGGCACCATTGAAATAGGTGCTGTTGGTGCTGCGCTCATCCAGATGGATGTGAAGGTTCTCGACCTTCAGCATCACCGGGAGGATACGGCGAACTTCCGGTGCCTTGGCGTTCAGATTCTTGTCATTCATCATTGTGTTGCTCACTTTCCGCAGCCTTGGGCTGCTTATCCTGCTGACCGTCTGCGGTCATATTGTACTTCTGTGCGATGCTCTGGACGAGCAGCTCCGCCACTCGTCCGGGTTCAGGAAGAGTATGCACAGGCTTGCCCAGCTCCTTGGCTTTGGCAATTTCCTGTGCCATACCCTCCGACACCGTGTCACCGAACACCCAAAGCTCGTCTGCCTGTTCCAGCCATGACAGGCCAAAATGCATCCCGGCAGCACGTTCTGCCGCCAACTCGTCCTTGAGAAAACGAGTGAAATACAGGTGTGGTGCCAGCGGTTGGATGCCCATCATGGCGAGGATTCGGCAGGCTTTGAGTGCCCTCTCGATATTGGACCGTTGCTCCTCTACCCTGTCTGCCAGCGATACCGCCGTAGGACGGAACGGAGAGCAAACGTAGACTTTCTTCGGAGCGGTGTTTCCACCGGGCGGCCGCACCGGAGCCGAACTCTTTAAGGGATTGCTCTGGGGATTCTTGATGTTACTCATGGGGCTTGTCCTCCTTGGATGTATTCGTGAGAGGAACTCCTCTCATAAAGCGCACGATTTTTTGTCGTTTGGGAGGTAGTTTCTTAAAAATTCTTTCTGATTTTTTTCAAAGCACCCTCAAGGCAGTCCCCGACAGAACGGCGAGCAATGCCCAGTTCATCTGCAATCTCGTACTGGTTTAGTCCCTTATAAAAGTAGAGCTGGACGACTTCCTGCTGACGCTCCGTGAGCTTTCTCATGGCGGCATACAGCTTCCGGAGTTCCTCGTCAGCCAGCATCTCAGCGTTTTCTGCCTCCATGAAGTCCACCATAGCGGCATCGCACCAATCAGTTCCATCGCAGGACAGAGCGAACTCCTCGTAGTCACGGCTGATCTTGCTTCGGTTATTCTCCAGCCGGCGTTCGCCCTCCATAACCAGGCGCACAGTCCACTCCACTTCCTCGAACACCTCAGCTGGGACGACCTCATAGGTGCCATCGTTGAAATCATAGCGGTAGTCTCCGCAACGGTTCACATCCAGTACGGTGTGTGTATCGTCTGCTTCGTAAACTGCATAGCCGTTCGTGTATGCCGTGATCGTCGCACCGTTCACGGTTGCCCTTGCCGCCACCACCGGGTTCATCTCCATAAGCTGCTTATAGCCCGGGATTTTCTTCTCCAGCACCTTGTCCACGCAGTTCTTCAGCTCACGCAGCGAGATGTGTGCGTTGACAGCCAAAGCCTCGACCGCCTGTGCCACGCTCTCCACTGCCTGCGGTAACGGCTGGCGGATCTCCATCACGCCTACGCCACCGCAAATTGCAACTGCCCCGTTCATCATGTTAGTCATTTTCTTGTCCTTTCCCCCGGACTCTGGGAGGGAGAAGGATACCGATGACGGAGACGGAACAGGGCTCACATTCTGAGCTTGGGCTGCCTGCAAAACGCAAAATGCCCGATTCCAGAGATGGGAGGTACACCCATAGACCGGCTGTTCCACCTCCAGCAGATGACATCTGCCAGTGCGTAAAACTCCGTTATGGTATCCTCAACCCTCTCTAGAATCGGGCTTACGATATTATTTTTGTTCTTGGGGCTTGTCCTTTTGGGTTTGCCCCCTTGAACTGACTACATGATAGCTGAAGTCCGCGCAAACAGCCAGCTCACCAAGTGAGCCCTACGAAAAGCATCGTCATTCCGTGCTTTTATTGAAATTTAGGCTACACCAGACGGTCTCACACCACCTCATTGCGCCATTTTGCTGCCATTTAGGGCTCACTCTTTGAGCTCTCCCCACAGAAAAAATTTCAAAAAAAAGAGGCGACCAGACCATTTTGTGGTCCAATCGCCTCATGGGGATTCTGTTGTATATGCTTCAGCAGGCAGTTTTGAGCGGGGTACATCCGCAGGCTGTAAGGAATACATTGACTTGCTCGATACCATCTTTGTAATGAGCCATCAGGATCATCTGATAGACGGTATTCCTTTGATTGTTGAAGTCCAGTGTGATTCCACACATTCTCAATAAATCACTGCTGACCATTGGTGGAAGACGCAACGCCACCGAAATGGCAACGATTTGTTCTGCGCTTGCCTCCTGACCTGCGCGAAGCCGCTTCACTGTGGACACAGAGAGTCCGGACTCAGACTCCATCTGCTCTACAGACATATCCCGGTCATTCATCAACAGCTTCAGGGCATCCCCAAACTCCAGCCCTGCGATCAGCTTTCGTATTGCCATAGACCACTGGACCTCAGCGACAAACTCATCCGGAGCAGCAAACTCCTGCTCAGCAGTATTCTGCGACATCTGGCGGCAAACCGAGTTGGCATTAACAGCCGCCACTTTAGGCTCGATATTCTTATATGCCACCTCGGTCCACCCCCTTTCCTCAAAAGCGTAAACAGCAAAAAAGGCCGGAATGGTCCCAGAACGTATGTACTCGGATCACTCAAAGTACATACAGTTCCATGAACCATTCCGGCCCGCTTTCTAGGAAAAGGGTGTCGGCAACAAATCAGGTCAGAAGCTGATACTCCCACCTGAGTCGCAATGTACTTCGGCCTATATTCTTTTCAGATGCGCTTACTACGCTCTTGATTAAGATCAAAATCTTCATTATGTAACGTCCTCGTATATTACTTCTTCAGGCATTGACCTGGTCTTAGGGGTGGTATTTGCTGGCAGCAAATGCATCAGACAAATCTCTCTATTTTTCGCTGCTTTTTTATTATACTCCCTCATAAACCTGTCGGCAACCCACTCGCAGACATTACTTGTGTAGATTTTTGTCAATCTTTTTTGTGCTTTTTAACTAATACTTAGTACGACTTTTTGTTGTGACTGCATAAAATTCTGTAATTTAGAAGAATTCCACCCCGTGTAAGCGACCTTTCCTTCTTTCTCGCGCCTATAAACGTCTGAGAGACGAAAATCACTCCACTCTTAAGCAAATTTTTTTCATATATAGTTTTTATGTCTAGCTCCTTGTGACATAATTCCTGCAACCTTTTAACTGTCCATACACGATCATTCCAAACAAAAAAGCCGAGGCAGACTCCAGACAGCTCCAAATAGAGCTATCTGAATGTCTACCTCGGCTTACCACGCTTTCGAGCAGCACCAAACAGGCAGCAGTTCAGTTTTTAACTGGCTCACACGATTCTCCGATGAGCCAAGTGTGCGAATTCACATCCGCTTCTTCTCATTTCCGTCCTCAAACTTGAGACACGGGCCAACGCAACACTGGGCTGCCAGATCATCTAAGTACTCATAGGCTTGCAGCTTTCCGTTCTTTACATACGCCACAGCCTTGCGCCCATTGACCGTTGCCCGGACTGCAAGCAGCATCCGCTTGCCTTGGGTCGTATAAATTCCGCAGTTTGCTTCCAACACTATCACCCAACCTTTTCTGGAGATAAATATTCCAAAAGCCGAAACACACGCTGGTACCAAAGCGCATCTTCCAAACTTTTCTTCTATCTTGCGCTTGACAACTTGCGTGTTGTGCGTTAATATAAATACGCAAGTTGCGTTTGCAATTCACATTATACGAGCCAACTTGCACATTGTCAAGCGCAACATAACTCACAATGCGCTATCAATTAGGAGGAATCGACCATGAAGTTCGGTGAGAAAGTCAGGAAAGCCCGACTTGCTGCTAAGTACTCTCAAAAGCAGCTCGCGGAAATGACCGGCATTGCACTACGCACCATCCAGAATTATGAAAGCGGAGAACGGATGCCAAAGCAAAAGGAGACCTATCCTCTGCTCGCCGATGCACTCGGAATTGAAGTCAGCTCTCTCATGGACGATAACGCCGACTTCGTTATCAAAGCCACCGAGAAATATGGTTCTAAAGGACATGAGCAGGCCGAACGCCTTATTAAAGAGGTGTCTGGCTTGTATGCCGGTGGTGAATTGGCCGAAGAGGATATGGAGGCCATGATGCGCGCCTTCCAAGAAGCGTACTGGAAAGCCAAAGAGAAAAACAGAAAGTACGTTCCTAAAAAATACCGGGGCATTTCAGAATCCGGCAGCGAATCCTGATTTACAGCGTTCAGCTGTTCCCCATGATAATGGAGTGAAGTGCAATCATGATTAGTAGGAAAGCCTCCATCTTGCCGGGTCGTCTGGCTCGAAAATACAAATCCAACGATCCGTTTGAAATTGCCGAAGCCCTCGATATTGAGGTTTTGGAGCGAAGTGATTTCAAACGGCAAAAAGGCGCGTTCAAGGTCATCTTGAACAACAGTTTCATTTTCATCAATGCCAACCTGTCAGATGAAATGAAGCGCCTCGTGTGCGCCCACGAACTGGGCCACGCTCTTCTCCATCGCTCTCTTGGAAAGTCTGAAACCGGGCTGATGGAGTTTGAGCTGTTTGACATTACAAGTACAACCGAATATGAAGCGAACCTTTTCGCTGCCAACCTGCTCCTCGACGAAAATTCGATTGAGGAACTGGTCAGCGATGGCTTTGACATCGTCCAGATTGCTCGGCAGCTTGGCACGAATGTGAACCTGCTGCTGCTGAAGCTACAGCAGATGAACGATGACAACCGTTTCCGCCTTCCCGATATGCCCGACCGAAACTTTCTCGGTGTCATTTCGGATGATGCCGGGCACCTTTAATAGTGGGAGGTGACCCACATGGCTATTCCAAAACGAACCAAGATCGAGCGCGTCTATGTGAAGGTCGCCTCGGAATTCGATTCTACCGGCTATATGCTGCCGCCCTCCATCACATGGGCAGACGGCAGAACCTTTCCTATTGAGACCGTCCGAGACTTTCGGCCGGCTGGCACAGCAGACAATGACTGCACCGGTGACTGCTTCACGGTTCTCATTCAGGGCAAGGAGAAACACTTGTTCTTTGAACACATCGACCCTCGCTTTACCGGACGGCTTGGACGCTGGTATGTGGAGCGGACAACCTAATGGAAGGAGAGTGACACAGCATGGCAAAGCGCACATACCTCGCGATAGACCTTAAAAGCTATTACGCCTCGGCCGAGTGCGCGGCTCGGCATCTCGATCCGCTGACCACGAATCTGGTCGTGGCCGATGCAAGCCGCACAGAGAAAACCATCTGTCTGGCTGTGTCCCCTTCCCTCAAAGCATACGGTATTCCCGGCCGCGCTCGGCTGTTCGAGGTCGTGCGGCGCGTCAAGGAAGTCAACAACGGTCGCCTGCGCGATGCCATCCAGAATCGCACTGCTGTGTATAAGGATGGCAAGGCTACACTGTCCGCACCGTCCTACGATGCAACTGCCCTCGCCGCCGACCCATCCCTTGAGGTGTCCTATCTGGTAGCTCCTCCCCGGATGGCGTACTATGAGAAGATCTCACGGCAGATTTATGGCATCTATCTCAAGTACATTGCCCCGGAGGACATCGTGGTCTACTCCATCGATGAAGTGTTCATCGATGCCACTGCATGCCTTACTCATTATAAAATGTCTGCCCACGACCTCGCCATGACCATGATCCGGGAGGTTCTGTACACCACCGGTATCACCGCCACCGCCGGGATTGGCACCAATCTGTACCTGGCAAAGCTGGCAATGGACATCACTGCCAAACACGCCGCGCCGGACAAGGACGGTGTTCGTATCGCAGAGCTCAATGAAGAATCCTTCCGGTATCTGCTCTGGGATCATAAGCCTCTCACGGACTTCTGGCAGACTGGCCCCGGCACCGTCCGCAGACTGGAAAAGCATGGCATCCATACGATGGGTGAGCTGGCAAGAGCCAGCATTCACTTCCCTGAGATATATATAAGGAGTTCGGCATAGATGCTGAGATTCTCATCGACCACGCCTGGGGGCTGGAACCCTGCGGGATGAAAGAGATCAACGCCTATCGCCCGGAAACCAACAGCCTGTCCGAAGGTCAGGTTCTTGCCTGCCCTTACCCCTACGACAAGGCGCGAATCATTGTGCAGGAGATGACCGATAGTCTGGTGTTCCAACTCTCTGAAAAGGGACTTGTCACTGACAGCCTGACACTGGACATCGGCTATGACCGGGAAAACTGTGACAAGGGCATCTATCACGGCCCTGTCCATATCGATCACTATGGCCGCACTGTTCCGAAGGGTGCCCACGGCAGTACACGACTGGACAACCCGACCAATCTCAGCAGCCAACTGATGGCAGCTACCACGGAACTGTTTGACCGTATTGCCAACAGAAATCTGACTGTGCGGAGAATAACAATAGCCGCAAACCGTGTGGTCAAGGATCAGGGCATCTTACAAGTAGATCTGTTCACTGACACCAGCAAGCTGGAGCGGGAGAAATCCCTGCAGGAGACCATGCTCGGTATCAAGAAGAAGTTCGGAAAGAACGCTGTTCTGAAGGGCACCAACTATCTGGAAGGCGCAACCATGCGAGAACGGAACGGTCAAATCGGCGGTCACAAGGCCAAGTAATGGAGGGAGGATTTTATGGCAGACTTCAAGAATACCAAGGAAGGGCGGCTGGTTGCCCGGAAGTATGCGGATATCCTCCACCTCTCCCGGCCGGAGCCGCCTGCCAAGCATCCTCGGATGTCCATTACCAACCGGGCTAAGATTTTCAGTCCTTTCGCTGCTCTGCGCGGTTTCGATGATGAGATTTCCAATGAGGGTGCAAGGAAACTGCTGGTGAAGAAGGTCGAGCTTTCCGATGAGGAGAAGAACAACCTGTCCGACAAGCTCCTGCAGGTCAAAAGGGGCATGAAGGTCGTTGTGCGTTATTTCGTAAGAACCACAGAGAACACCGGCAAGTACATGAGTCTGACCGGCACAGTTGTTATGATCGACCCAGTTTACCGGGAACTGAAGGTCATGCAGGACAGCGGTAGAAAAGCTGTGGGCATTGAGAAGGAGCTGCCAGTTGTCATCCCTTTCGATGACATCAGTGATTTGGCTGGTGAAGGCATCACCAATATTGAAGATTACCTTGGGATAGAAAAGTATTCCGATGAGATATAAGACTATGATAAAACACAGATTGGAAGTGCAAACGCTGTGAACTACTATTTCTGCGATGTATGCCATTACTGCTTTGAGGCAGAGTCGCTACCCGACCGTTGCCCAGACTGCGGCAAGGTCAAATTCCAAGAGAGACTTGCTGTGCGGGCCGCTACTGAGAAAGAGATTCAAGACCTGCTCCGAGCAAGGGCTGAAGATGAAGAATAAACGAAAAGAGCCGTGTGTTCAAATCCCGCATAGGAGAAGAACACACGGCTCTTTTCATATAAACTGGACTTATGCAGCTACCTGAACCAACGGCTCATTGCCTCTTACTTTTAGGTACTCATCCACTTCATCGATTGACTTCATAAACATGCAGGTGAGAACCGTCATAAAAGCTTGCTGCTCTTCGGTCTCGGCCAACGCAAAGCCAGCTTTTTCTATGAGCTTAAATGAAAGCCACGGTGGAAGGTGCATAGCAACACACAGCGCCACTACATTTTTCTCAGAATAGTGCTTAACCTTTCCAGTTCTGTAGCGGCCAATCGTCGACTCAGACACCTTCGATTCAAAGGCCAGTGCCTCTTTCGTGAATCCTGAAAGTCTCATTACATAGCAAAGAGCCTTTGGGAAGCTGTTCGGCATACCATTTAGTACCTCAACCTCCTTTTTTGCCCTTTCAATTTCAGACAATGTTCCCTCTGGATCTATAATATGGTAGTAGTTTCCGATTGCATCGAAGTGTTCTTCAGCATGCGAGGGCATCCAAATCCCTCCCACGTCCGAAACTACTCAAGGTAGCCTCAAACGTGGGCGGAACAGGCAGTGCGATGCTCATTGGGTCAAGTGATGTGCTCGCCAATGTTCGACTGCTGTTTTTTATCCTGCAAAGCCAAAGTGCTCGCAACTTCGCTGGAATTCTATTACTTTTCGCCTTTTTCAGGAGTTTAATGTGCTTCCGCATCCGTTCCAACTCTGCAATTCTTTCATAGAGCCACTGGGAATGCGGAAAGTCTTCAAGCGAGTTATCACCCAAATCCAACAACTGTTGAATTTCCTTGGTGATTCGGGTGTTCATCCGATTCAATGTTGCTTTGGAAGCCTTTGTGATAGCTTCAACAATCTTATCAATATTGAACACGAATTTCTCGCTATGACAAATGATGTACATCTGCACATTCACCTGCCCTTTACAAGTAGTACGGTAAACCGCCGTTTCTATTATATCACATTAAGTCTTAAAACCATATAGGATTTCCAATAATAGTAAAAGCCGTGTGTTCAAATGCTCCACAAGGAGACGAACACACGGCATATTACTTTATTTCAGCTTTTCAAGAATCTCATCTGCGGTCATACCGCTTGCCAGCAGTTTCTTCAGCACAGTTTCGGCCTCGACCTTCTTAGCAGCTTCGGCGGCCTTCGCCTCAGCAGCAGCCTTCTTGGCCTCCAGCTTGGTCAGTTCCTTCTGGGCAGCCTTGAGCGCAGTCTTCTTCTCTTTTAGGTCAGCTTTTAAAGTGTCGATGTTGGCAGTGATGGAAGTGATTTCTGAAGTGAGGGAAACGATAGATTCCTTCTTCTCTGTAATTTGGGATGCGAAATCGTTAGTAGCCTTCGGTTTGTTTTTGCTACCTTTGGTTCTGGGCATAAGATATCCGCCTTTCTTTATTAATTTATCTTCTTTCCCTCATCATCGTCATATAAATCATATGGCGAGTCAAATTTGGAAGGACGGATGCGATGTTCTAACCCATCTAATATAAACAACTTGCTCTCAATTTCTGGAAAGCTATTTTCCTCATTAGCATCATGAATATACAACTTTTTCGCATAGAGCATCTCAACACAGAACAAAGCCGCCATTGCATCAAGAGCATTTTTCAGTGACGCTTCCTTGTAATTTGAAATCCTATCATGCTTTATAGAATTATAGGCTTTCCAAAATGCAAGTGTTTCTCCCGGTGCGGTGTTATTCCATCCATCGAACGGTGTGAGCCGAACATCACCAGCTATCACTATGGACGCAATAATATTATTATAATTTGATGTGTAATAGTTATAGTAATCGCAAATCGATGTGCGATCCACATTTTGCAAACCACATATCTCCCGTGACACATTATCAAATTCTGATCCAATCTGGAGAATGAGCTTTTCAATTCTTCTTGAATATGTAGAATAATTAGCACTGTCAAGTTCCACATATTCAAGCACTGTACGGAATTCACTTTCCAGCCAGAGATAGTGCTGCCAGAAGTTAAGCTCGAATTCTTTTTTCGTCAC